TAATGGTGATGTAATATTATATACAACGGTTGCTGTAAATGGAACACAGACAGCAAAAACAGAAATATATAAAAATGGTATATGGGATGCTTTATCGGGAATACCTGATTTAAACGAAAGAATAAAGATACACGATAAGGTAAAAAATAAAATCAAAGATGTAAGAAAAATTTCTGGGACTGGCGTTCTTCCTGGATTTGTGGTAAACGATTCCCCATCTCAAGACCAAAGTGCAGGAGGAGGAGTACCAACTGGAACACCACAAAATCCAATACTAGGATTATTAGATGCATTTAAAGTACTCGATCCAATTGGTGCATTGACGCCCTTTGATGTCTCTGGAGATGCATTCAAAAGTGAAAATGAAGAAAAATTATTCAAAAACTCGAAATTACTTATATATCCAATTGATATGATTACATCAAAACAAGATAGATTAGAAATAACACAATACAGATACAAACCAACAGGAGCAGATGCTTTATTCAAAAACCCAACTGAAGTAATCCAAAAAGGAATACAAAGAAGATCTCCGCTATCTATACCAATTGGAACTACAATTTTACCAATTCCAAATGGAATTGCAGACGGAAATAATGTCTCTTGGGGTGACGATCAAATGAATAATCTAACCGCAGGTGCAACAGGAAAAGTAATGAACAGTATGCCAGCAGTGTTAGGTGCTGCTACTGCTGGTGGTATACTTGGTGGTGCTGCTGGATTATTAGGAGCATTAGCACAATATAAGATGAAAATGGATCCTACATTAAGTCCAGCAGCAGGTGCTGGAACTGGAGCAAAAGCAGCAATACAGACAGCAGTTACTTTTCCAGCAATGCTTGATGCACTACAGGGAAAGGAATCAAGAGGTTCTTTGAGTGCTGGTCTTGCATCACAAATTCTTGGTATAGCAGGATTTGAAGTATCACCAGAGAGTATTTTAGCAAGAGGATTTGGTATTGTTCCAAACTCAAATCTAGAACTTTTATTTAATGCTCCTACTCTTCGTCAATTTTCATTTGCATATCGTATGAGTCCAAGAAGTGAAGTAGAAGCAAGAAACGTAAAAAGAATTATTCGTTTTTTCAAGCAAGGTATGGCTCCAAGAAAACAAACCGGACAGGCAGGTCAATCCTCATATTTTCTTGGAACTCCAAATGTATTCAAATTAAAATACAAAACGGGAAAAGGTAGTGCAATCTCTGGGTTGAATAGATTTAAAATATGTGCTCTTACGAGTTTTAGTGTAAATTATGCACCAGAAGGCAATTGGGCTGCATATGATGCAGGACAACCAGTTACACTTACTATGGCGATGCAATTTTCAGAACTTGAACCAATCTTTAATACTGATTACCAAACAAGCATTTTCCAATATAGAAATGATGATTTGGACCCAGTACAAGACGACGATGTAGGATACTAAAATGGGATATTTTAACGAACTTCCAAATCTGGAATACTTATCACAATTACCAGATGCAAATACAAATGAAACTTATATTACAGTCAAAAATCTGTTCAAAAGAGCAAAATTAAGAACTGATATTGTTAATATCATTACTGCATTTCAATATTATCAAATTAAAGATAACGAAAGACCAGATGTAGTTGCATCAAAACTTTATGATGATTCAGAACTTGATTGGGTTATTTTGATTACAAATAATATCACAAATATAAGAGAACAGTGGCCTTTAAGTAGTCAAGATTTATATTATTATATGATTGATAAATATGGGTCTGATGAAAATATATCAGGAATACATCACTACGAAACAACAGAAGTTAAAGACGAATACAACCGTCTTGTAGTTCCTTCTGGTCTTCAAGTAGATGCAAATTTTAGTGTTACTTATTCAAAACTAAATAATGCAATAGTTACAATATCACCAGTCAAATCGGTTTCTAATTATGAATATGAAATAAATGAAAATGAAAAGAAAAGAAAAATTCGTATATTAAAACCTCAATATTTATCTGTGGTTATAACTGATATGAGAAATATTATGAGATATGATAGATCTTCACAATACGTAAATCAAAATACTAAAAAAACTTATAACCCAAATCTTACTGGGGTATAAAAACCTTACAGACAAAAAAATCCCCCGAATTTTTTTTCGGGGGATAAGGTAATTAAAAGTTGATTTTCAAAATCAACTTTCAGCTAATTTTTGAAAGTATGATAAGGTATCATCATCCTCATCTTCATCAACAGAACTAGATTTTGAGGACAAAGTAGTTTTTACTGTGGGTTCAAACTCTTCTTCTTCATCAATAGTTTCTGGATCTTGGCGTTTTGTTGCAGTTTTGGTTCCAAGAACAGAATCCAAACGCTTCTTCAAATCATCATAAGACTTGAACTGATCGGGAGCAATAAATTCAGAAAGAGAATATTCTTTCTTCCAAAGTGCCTCCATTGCATCATCATCATCCAGAAGAGGTCCAGGAGTGGTGAATTCACTAGAGTCATAGTTCCTATATCCGGCAACATTCTTTGCCTTGAGTTTGAAATTGGCACCCTGCCAAAAATCAAATGGATCAATCGGAGACTCGTCCTCAAACTCTGGTTGCATCGCGGCAGTAATCTTATCAAAGATTTTCTTACCATACTTATACAACATTACCTTACCCTCATTTTCGGGATTGGCAGGATCCTTTACCACATAGATATTGCTTACATAAGTCAGTTTGCGTTTCTGTTTGCGAGCAACTTCTTTACCAGAATCTGTTCCGTTATTCCAAAGTTGAGTGTTATATTCTGATACTGGGTCTTTATCCCCAATGGTAGTTCTACTATTCTCAATATACCAACCACCATTAGACTGGAAAGCGTGGCTATAAAGTTTTACAAACGGTAGATCTTCACCATCAGGAGCAGGAAGAAAACGAATAACGGCATAACCATTATTTGCCTTATCACATTCTAGTTTCCATAGACGGTCATCACTCGAACTATTACTGGATTTCATTTTTTCAACTTCTTTGACTAATTTTTCTGTCAAAGAACCAAGTTTAGATTGCTTTTTTAAGTCGGAAAAGCTCATTTTGTATTTTTGGATAAATTTGATTTTGTTTTGCAACAACTTTATTATAGAAGATCTATAAAGGGATGTCAAGCCCTAGTCCATCCTTTATGGTGATTTCTTTTACCTGTGATGACATTATGCATAGCAGAATCTGAAAGATTATTTTGCTGACAAAAATACTTAAGATTATTTGCAGTATGTATTTTTCCCGAAGGATCTTTCATTACCCAACTTTTATTGTCCCTTTCTACTTTTCTTTCTCTTATTTTTAATTTTTGCTCTTCTGTAAGTTTTTTACCAAGCATTCCCTTTGGGGATACTCTACCCATATGCGATTTACTCATCTTTTTTTTAGTTTCTTCAGATGCTTTTCTATTTTTAGCAGCATCGGATATTTTTTTTCTAACTTCGGGTCTTTTTGCTGGATTGTTTTCTCCAAGTTTTCTCAACTTTATTTTTTTCCTAACATCATCTCTTTTTGAAGGATTATTTTCCCCAAATGATCTATGATAAAACTTACTTGAGGTTTGTTTTGCTTTATTAGAAAAATGAGGATTTTTATCTACTTCATAAAAATTATGAAGGGCACATTCTGCTTCAAGTGCTTCTTCTACATTATCAAAGGTTTCTAAAATAATTTTTTGGTTTGGTTTAAAAGTTTTATCCCTATAAGAACCAAAATATTTTATATCGTTTTCGGGAAGACAATCACAAACTCTACTTCCTATATAACCTCTACCAAACTCTTCATAAGAATAATAGACATAAAAATACTTTTTCATTTTTATTCTATCAGGGTCGCATTAGTATTTATAGGGGAAACATTGCTGCCCCCCACCTGAAAAGTGCGACCCAGACAGGCACCTTTAATCGTCAAGTGTTTTTTCAAGTCCATTAATAGTTCTTTCCATCATTTTAAAAAAAGAATCAAATCCTTTCTTTTTATCAAATCCAAGAAACTCAACAGAATCAAGCATATTTTCTTTCA